ATGATGCGGTCACGCACATTAAAGAAATCAGGACACAACAAATTTGCAGGGTATAACTACTTTGAACTTGGTGACTTCCTGCATCCAGCACTTGAAATCTTTGACCAACTTGGTCTGATTAGTATTGTGTCGTTTACCAAAGAACAAGCAGAACTTTGTGTAGTCGATACAGATGGCGGTGGAGAAATTGTCTTTACTTGTCCCTTTGGTTCAGCGGCTCTCAAGGGTTGCCATGAAGTGCAAAATATGGGCGCTTGCCAGACCTACAACCGCCGTTACCTTTATACCCTTGCCTATGAACTGGTTGAACACGATGCCCTTGATTCAACAACAGGTTCAGGCAACATCGAAACCATTGATGTAGGCATGATGATTGACCATTTAGCGGCAATTGATGCCGCATCAACTTTAGAGGAATTAAAAGATGTATACGGCACTGCTTACGCTGCTTGCGCTGGTGATAAAAGTTGGCAAAAGAAAGTGATTGATGCCAAAGAAAAACGTAAAGGGGCATTGAAATGAGCGATGTAGAACAACTCTCTGCCGAATGGTTTAAACAGCGTTGCGGTAAAGCTACTGCATCACGCATATCTGACATTGTTGCCAAAACTAAGTCAGGCTACAGCACCAGCAGGGCTAACTACATGGCTCAGTTGGTAGTCGAGCGCATGACAAACCAAGTAGCAGAGTCCTACACCAATGCAGCTATGGAATGGGGTATCGAGAATGAAACCTTTGCTCGTGCAGCATACGAGGCTAAAACAGGCAATATGGTAGATCAGGTAGGTGCTATTGACCATCCACGCATTACCATGTCTGCCGCCTCTCCTGATGGCTTGGTTAGTGATGATGGATGCCTAGAGATCAAGTGTCCCAACACGGCAACCCACATCGACACACTACTTGGTGATGAACCAGCAAAGAAGTATTACGACCAAATGCAGTGGCAGATGGCGTGTACGAACAGAAGTTGGTGCGACTTCGTGAGTTTCGACCCACGAATGCCTGAACACCTACAACTGTTCATCAAAAGAATCGAGCGCAATGATATGTATATTGCAGAACTCGAACAAGAGGTTATCCAGTTCCTTAAAGAAGTGGATGACAAGGTTAAAAAACTCAATGAAATTAAGGTGTAAATATGGAACAGCGTGATAACAGTGGTGTACTTTTCAAGAACGACAAGAAGGAAACAGGCAACCAACCTGACTACAAGGGAAACATCACAGTTGATGGCAAACCCTACTGGCTCTCAGCTTGGGTCAAAGAAGGAAAGACAGGCAAATTCATGGGGTTAGCAGTAAGTCCTAAAGAAGAAGCTAACACCACAGCACCAAAGAGTAAGCCCTCAAGTGGCTTTGACGATATGGACAACGACATCCCTTTTTGATGTAACACAACGGGGAAAGCGTAAGTGAGTACCCACTAACTTTTAATTGATAGGAGTTGATATGAGTTTAGATGACACACATTTTGGGGGCGAAGTGAAGAAGTTTTTTGACTTGCCAATATTCAATAGGGTTAGAAGTTCCGACCCCATAACCAGCTACGAAGCCGCTGATGCTGCCAAAGACTTGGCAACCAAACACTTCAGCATCATTGTTGACTGTTTAACGGCTCATGGTGCGCTTGGGAAAGACGGGATAGCAAGACATACCAACTTAGACAGAAATCAAGTCTCACGCCGTTTAAACGAGTTGGAGAAGATGAATCTAATCCAGTTGACAGGCAGAACAGTTAAGTCTTCAGCAGGGCGTAATGAGCGTGAATGGAGAGCAGTCTGATGTGGGATGTAGCCATAACCTTTATGTTTATGATGTTTGGTGGCTTGACTATGATCTTCTTTGGCGCAATGCTAATTTTCATTCTGTATTTTCTTCAAAACGAGGTTGACAATGACTGATGAAGACGAAGGATTTAACGAAATGGAGAAGCGTAGTTTGTGGCGCAAACGTGCCGTACAAGCAACCATATCAACCAACCCATACCGCAACATTGTCATTGAAGAAATTGCTCAAGAAGTTGAGAAGATGCAAGGGTTTGGCAAAGACACTATTGACAGTTTGACTGTTTATATTAGGGAGATGAAGAAATGACTTGCCCACCATGCACCAATGACTGCAACGAGGGAAGAAATTGTCCTGCAAGGAGTGAAAGCCAAGAGCCTGTGGCGTGGCCTTGTCACATCATTGAAGCCGACTTCCATGAAAGAACAATAACTCTTGGCATGGAATGTGGTGACTACAAAGTTTCAGCGGGTACGCATTGGCTAACCACCCACCCACCACAGCGCACATGGGTAGGGCTGACGGATGAGGAAGTTATGGAAGTTTGGGAAAAAATCAAAGATGGCGATTGGGCTATAGATTTTTATGATGTTATCGAAGCCAAGCTCAAGGAGAAGAACACATGATAGACAAACTCATTCTCAGTGCGGTGCTAGGCACAGTTGGGTTCAATGGATTATTTCCTGACCCGCCAGTGCCGCTGACATTGCAACAAAAAGCAAAGGATGCCTCTAAGAGTGAGGTGTGCAACAAGAAGAAGAAAAGTAAGACAATAAAAGAACTATGTAAACGATGGGGTAAAGATGACTAAAAACGCATTCGATTGGAACGATGGGACACCATCTATTTGGACAAGAGACAAAGAACTAAAGAGGCTATTAGCAGGACAAAATTGGGGTAGGCAAGCACAAGCCAAGATAGGACTTGAGTCTAAGCAACAAGTTGTTATTTATTCAAAAGCTAAATCATCTACATGACACCTGACGCAATGATGACTCCTAAAGAGATGGAGTCCTACAAACCAGACATTGAATTGGTAATCCTTGCTAGGCAAGCTGGATTCCTCATGCCTGACTTTGCCATAGACAAAGCAAACGATGCTTGGGCTTGTCGTAAAGTACCAGCAATGTGGCTTGCCCTCGCAAAGTTTAAATACATCTGCCAACAAGAAGAAAAGGCAAAGTTTGCTGATGCTTACGCTGAGTTCAACAAGAGATGATTCGTAAGATAAGAACCTTTTACGGCAGGGCAAAAGGTGGTAACAGGAACACCACCACTACTGTAGATATGGGGGTAGCTTGGTTATGTGAGAAGTGCGGTGAGGTGATCTTGTACGAACACCTCACCCCTAAACACTTCTGTAGGCGGCAGATTAAGCCTGTAGTCCTTGAAGATACTGAGTCTTCCCCGCCACCTTGACAGCAGTCATTTCCTGCTTCTTGAGGTTGTTAGGGTCATAGGACACATGAACCCATCCCGAATCAGGGATACCCTGTGTGTAGAACTCAAGGATAAGCTGTGTATAGTCCAAGTTATCCATAATCCACTGAGCCAAATCAGCATTGGCAACGCCAACAATCTCTATATCGGCAGCTTGACCCTTGCAATGGTCAGAGGTCTTAGAGCCACCAACAGCCGCATTAGACTCAGGGCTACGATAACCTGAGTTAACAGTAACAGACATACCAAAATGTTCACGCACAGGCTGAAGCACCTTTTCGCAAAGAGTCTTTAGGTTCTCCAGTGCCTCATCATCAGGTGTATTGTCGATACCAAGACGGGTAGCAGTGTCAGATTTTGTTAGTTCTTTGAGGGTAAAGTTGGCAGATAAGTTCATTTTGTTCCTTTCAGGGTTTGATAAACAGTGTTATACGCATCTATGCAAGCATTCAATTGTCTGATGGCTTTGTCTCCATCGTCTGTGATGGCGACAAGATTTTTAGCAGTCTCTCTGTCAAGTTCGGCTGTTGCTTGAACGCTATCTCTGGACTCAGTGGGGGCATCTGAGGCGGTGTGTACGGGGCAGACGGGGCTTTGGACAGGAATCCGCAACTTGAGAGTACCAGCACTGATAGCGGCATCACGCTTCGCAATCTGAATCTTTGCATTGTTTTCCACCTTCAATAATTGTGTTGTTTGCTTGTTTACAGCTTGAACTAAGGCTTGCTCCTTCTCCCTAGCAATGGCATTCAAAGAGGCTATTTCAGCCTGTTGACGAGCATTCTCATCCTCGCCACCCTTGTAATAACCACCGCTAAAAGCGCCCAAAACAGTCATCAGGATGCCCAACAGCACCCAAGGATTAAACAGGCTCATGGCTTTGGGGGTTCATCAGTATCAGTGGCTTCTGCCTTGGCTGTAGCAGTTGCTATTGCCTTGACACCAGACCTACCAGCTACACCACCCAAAACACCCGTAATAAACACCATGATGGTGCTAATCTGCTGTGTATACACCTTGTCAATTGCCGCCATACTGCCGTTCATTGGTTGCGTAACAAACGAAACTGAGTACAAGAACATCCCCATAGAAGCCAACAGAATGCTCACCAAGACCACAATCACGAATGCCCATACTCTGACTTCAATCTCATCAGCAGTTAGGCGGCTGTTAGGTTTATATCCAATGGTTGCCATTACTTCTTCTCCTCTGGTTTAACTAACATATCTGGGCAAGTGCCAGATGCGGTACAAATTGGGGGCTTGCATTCAACATTAGCCCAATTGTTTGGGTCTTGGCAAGGATAGCGGTATCGGTCATCACAACCCACTAGCAACACCAACAAAACTGATAAACCCCAAATACAGTAAATGTTCATTCCTGCTTCTCCCTTTCAAGTTGTTTAATTAGCTTTTGCACTTTTTCCTGCTGTTGTTTAGCTTCATGCTTGGCTTGCAAAACATCTATGTATAGCATACCCAAAATAGGCAACAACACTATTACAAGCAAACAAGCAGCAATCCATCCCACTACGCTCTCCCAATCTTGCTTATGAACCCTATCAGAAGCCACATATATAGGAGGCAAAGGATAGTCACTAGAAGATACGCTTGCTTTTCTGCTAGGAGGCGCTCTCTTTCCTTTCGTTGCCATTGTTCTGCATCCCGCATTTTCCTTGCTTTTGCTTGTTCTTCAGCAATGATGTCTCTCATGCTGAACACTTCAGAATACAAAGCACCCATCTCAGGTGGAGACTGATAGACCATGCACTCTCTGATCTGAACTACCAACCTATCCATCTCCTGCTGTGCAAGAACCCTGTTTAGGGCTTCTTCCATCAGGTTCACATCTTCATCAAAGACTACAGTTCTAGACTTTTCTTCAGCTTCCCTTATGTGTTCCTCAAGCATTGACTGCAACTTGAAGAACTCACTTAAATTCTTTACGATTTCTGTTTTGACTTGAGTTTCATCAACTGCAACGTAATCAGATTTTTTACTTTTGCCAACAGGCTTTGCAGCTTGAGGCTTTGGCTTGCTACCAAAGAACCCAAGTAGCTGATTCCAGAATCCATGAAGTTCTTTACCAATGGCAACAACTTCTTCACCAGTTCGCTTAATCTCAACGAAAGACTCTTTAGCTTGCTTATAGAGTTCACAGCCAGCTTGGATGTTTTTGACCAAGCCAGCCGCAAGAAGACAAATAGAGATTGGGTCAATTTTGTATCCTTACTCTCTATTAGTTTCTTGAATCGTTGCCCTAACCAAACTAGGGTCTAAAAGCAACTCTGTAACCCTACTTCTCTCTGCTTGTGGCAATGTTTCTAAGAGATTTGCCGCACCCTGTGGTGTTTTCATTGCTTCAGTCAAAATTTTCATTGTTTTTACACCAATTGCTTTTTCATACTCAGTTAGCACCTTATTACTAGCTGTTGCATAAACATTAAGAAGTGATGGGAATCGCATAACTGAAGTATTTTGTTCAATTAAATTAGAAAGTGCTTTTTTACCTTCAGTAATTTGAGATTGAACAGAAAGTTGAGCCATCCGCTTGTTAGCTTGTTTCCTTAAAACATCTAACGCACCTTCAGACAATTCTTTAGCAATGTCGTATTTTCCAATACCAAGGACTTTTTCAACTGTCTCAGGAGATTCATTTTGAACTAAACGAACAAATGCATCTTTGTTTGTCTTCCATAAGACTAATGCTTCACCAGTTAATTCTCGCTCTGCAATTTTTTGCATCCCTTGTCTATAGTTAGACAAATAATTCTTCCATCCTGTTCCGCCAGTAGCTTCAATAGCATCATCTATCAAAGGTCTAATTGAACCAACAACGTCTGAAGCAAGCTTAGCTTGTGTTGTTGCATCAGCATTTGGATAAAGTCGTCGAATAACACCATTAACTGAATTTTTGCGGATGGCTTCTAGAGCGTTTACATCAATAACGCCATTGCTGTCTGTCCATGTAGCAATATCATCTGCAACAGCCTCTACTGAGTTTAATAAATCTTTGTTTCCAGCAAACTTTGGATTTTTTGTAATCTTGTTAATAGAGCCAATTAAAGAATCAGTTTTTAATGGTTGTATACCAAACGATTTTAAAGAATCGGCGGCGGCTTGACTAAATCTTGCACCTTGACCTAAATCAAGTGATGCATTGGCGGCATCAGATGCCCAACGATCTGCCATAACTGCAAGATCGCCCTTGTATGTATGTCTACTAAATCCGA